CTTTGTTAAGCAATCTATTTACACCGGCTCGGACTCCTTCTTGAAGTGTTTCGGCCTTTAATATCTCGCCAGTGTCTCTTACTAACTTTAACATTGTATCTAATTTTTCTTTGACTTGCTTTTCAGCTTCGCAACCCTCTAAAGGACAGGTCTCTACTTCCTCCTCCTCTTTCTTTTCTTCCTCCTTGATATCTTCTTCGGCATCTTTCTTTGCTTCTTCTTTTTCTTCAGGAGTTTCTTCCGGTTCTTCTTCCGGCTTTTCTTCTTCAGGTTCTTCTATTTCCTCATCTTCCTTCTTTGCCTCTATTTCTTCTTCAGGAGCTTCTTCTTCCTCCTCCTCGTCTATTTCCTCGTCTTCAAGTTCTTCTCCTTCCAAAACATCTGTAATGCCCTTAAAAAGAGGTTTAATGTCTATACCTGCACTCTTGGCAAGGGCATAAGCATTGGCAGGAACGGAAACTGCACTAATCTCTAACAATTCTGACTTAAGTATTTCTCCTTTATCTGAAAACTCCTTTGGAATGAAACCTACTGAAAAGGCATTTAGGAAACCACCTTTATAAAGGTCAAAGATAATCTTTGCGATAGGATTTTCTTCTACTGCAAACTTAATCTTACCTTCAAGCTGTCCGTTCTTAATACCAATCTTCTCGGCCTTACCGATAACATCAGTAGCACTCCAATAATTATGGCTATTTAGAATGACAGGATTTTTCTTGAATTGTTTTAGATCCCAATTCTGTCTGACAATATCTCCGTGCCTGTCCTCATCTTCAGTTGAGAAAACAGCTTCTAATGTTGATGTTTCTTCATCAACTCCTTTAACCTTAACATTTAATAATTCGTATATTTTTTTACTCATGTTATTATTTTTTATTTATTCTTCAAGTGCAGGTCCAATGACACAGCGACAGTTAAACTCTTGAGGGTAAGGTAATCCATTACTAAAGTTTTCGCTTAATCCTACTATTTCTCCATTAAGCATGGCATGTTCTGGTCTTGTCCTGTCATCCATAACAGCAATCCATTCCTTTCCTTCTGCTACTCCTGATTGTCTGTATGCTTCAAGCAATCCGTCATTGTTGGCAGTTGTAGCTTCTGTTCTCGCAATCAATTCGGCTCTACTTGTTGATAACTTATTGAAAACTACTTTAACTCTATCTGTTAACTGATTTATTGTTTCGTTTAATTCTGCTCCTGCTGATAATGTATCTTCTAACTCTTTGAAAGTTGTCTTTGTAGTTGTCTTTGCATAAAACTTTGCTTTCTTCTCAATAACCTTTTTCATTCTTTCTGTCATGGCCAAAGGTTTATCTATTCCTAAAAGGTCCAATGCTCCGTTTCCTGCATCACTGATAAACTCCTCAAGGTATGGAGTAATAAACTTAATTGCTAATCCTACTTCTACATCAAACTCTCCGTCTAATTCTAATTTAACTTTGCTCTTTCCTTTTGTAGCCAATCCTAAAAGTTTCATTATTCTATCTTCCTGATGTTTAGCGAATACAACTACACCTTCTTGCAATTGTATTGCTCTCTTGTCTATGTACTTGTTGACTGTCTCGGCATAATTAACTTTCATTTCTTCTTTTAGAATAGGTTTGAAAGATTTAACCTTAACTGCTTTTTCTTCAGGTTCTTCTTCAGGAGTATCTTTGCTTGGCTCTGATATAGAGCTAATAGGAGTCAAACTGAAAGGAGCTAATATCTCATCTCCACCTTCAACATCAGGTAGATCCTGTCCACTGATTTTAGATACCATTTTTCTTTTCTCGTTTGTAGTTAAGCAATAAGAATTGTTAGAAACTTCCATGGTCTTTTGGATTGCTTCTTTTTCTTCGTCAACAAAAGGAACAAAGTCCAAGTCCATATCTTCAGGGATAATGGTCCAGTTAAATGCTTCGCCTAATTCAATTGCTTGAGGTGTAATAACCTCCTTCAAAAATATCTTAATACTTGAGTCAGCATTATCGTACTTAATCTCGTCAAAGTTTCCTAAAATAGATTTAGGTACTCCGGTTAAAATACAAATATCATTAAGGTTAGCATTCTTGCTTTGTAGGTATCCTATTTCTTCAGGGTTTAATCCTACTGATTGATAATCACAATCTCCACCGATAAACAAAGGTATTCCGGCTTTGTCTGCTCCGGCATATTGCTCTTTGTATCTATCCTTCTGTTCTTCAATCTGTTCTTTGGTCAAGGCCTCGCCTTTGTACTTCATAATGCCTTTAATGGCACCTCCGTTCCTCAAAACATTTGATTGGTAATCGTCTAATTGTATTCCAACTGATATGGCCTTCCTTCCACTTTGTATTAAGCTCTCGGCCTGTAAAGGATTGGCAGGATCTATTCTAACAATTCTGATAATCTGTTCAGGTTTGTATTTTATAGTTCCATTTTTAGAAGTGTGATATTCGTATTCAACAATCTGTGTTAGTTCTTGATTGTATTTCTCAACAACACATTCAGGAGCTAAAAGGTGCATCTCGGTAATAGGTTTCTTTTTCTTGTCTGTTTTAGGAGCCGGTTTATCAAACTCCAATTCAGGAGCTTTAACTTCTGATATGATTAAAACATAGGCCTTTCCGTTTGCATCTTTTTGTTTCTGTAAAGTTGAAAAGAACTCCTTACCTGTCATTAAAGAGTTAGGTTTAGCAAATAGCTTATAGATCCAATCTGCTTCTCCTTTTCCTTCAGCATATTCAATAACATCTCCGGCAGTGTTTCTTACAATCCATTCTGTGCTTCCAATCTTTTCGGCTCTCTTGTCTAATGCCTTGTTAAGGTAAAGAGATATTTTGTACAAATCAAGTCCACTTCTTTTTTCGTAATCAGTGTAATTGAAAGTTGCTGAATTAAACAAACCATACCAAGTTTTCTTTTTGGCAAAGTTAGAGAAGAAAGTTCCTATTGATTTTGATAATGATTTTTGTTCTGCCATTTTAATAAAAAACAAGGATAACCAATTTAGCCCATTTAGGGACTGGCTATCCTTGTTCTTCAAGGATTTATATTTTCTTAATATAATTATAGCAATATCAAAAATGCTGTCAAGAGTAATTACTCTTTCCCAGAGATGTTGTAAGTTTCAACCTCTTTTATTCCTCTTAAAGCAACCACCTGACCACCCTTGATTACTAAACTAAAATCCAAGCAACCGAACTTTATTTCTTTGGCCTTCTGCTTGATAACACTAAACCACTTTTCTTCTTCTCTTGTTTCTATTTTATGCTTCGTAAGTTTCATTTGTTTTTTTATATTATTTTATTTTGATAAGCAAACTCTCCAAAAAGCTCTTTAGCTTTTTCATTATACCAAATAGCTCCTTCTTTTTCTGTTGCAAACATTTTTACTTCTTGTTTGCCTTGAAATTGAATTGTTGATTTCCACTTTTTATTTTTATACCTTTTATCTTTTACAAAAGAAACTCCTTTATAGATTGATGTAGGATTTCTTCTCATTTTACCTTTAACTGCAAACCTAATATACATTTTACAAGCAGTTCCATTAAAAACAGCAGAAGGAATTAGTTTTATATTTTCTTTTCTATTATCTAATGCATTTTTATTAGCAAAGATTACTCTGTATTGTATTTTAGGTTTATATAAAAATCTATTCATAGGTATTGCTACCCACCTACCATTTTGCAATTTGAAATTAGTAGCAACACTATCAACACCATTACACCTATTTGCTTGCCAACTAAACCTTGAAAGAAAAGGATAGTCCTCATCATCTACAATCGCATATTTACCTTGTGTTAATGGTATTCTTTTCATATTATTCCAATAAAAGGTTTCTCATAGAAAGTTAGCATAAGAGCTTCTGCGAAGTCCGGAGATTTACCACTCCTCGCTACGAGATCGGCCTTTGACTCTATCTTCGCTGTCCTTTCTGATGTTGTTGTATATCTAATCCATAAAAGCTGTACCCAATGCTCATCTTCTTCTAATCTGGTATTCTCCCTTCTAATCCAATCTGCTACGGCCCAGTAAAGCTCTGCCTTGAGGTTAAAGAAAGTATCCTTAAATCTTGACCTTGCTCCAACATCAACAGCATTGACACGATAGCCCTTCTCTTTCAATCTGTCTGAAACTCCTCTACCAATTCCGATATCATCTATGCTCACATCTACCCACTCAAAGCCCCATTCTTCCTTTAGACGTTCTATTTCAGAAACATTGACCATTGTGTTATTACTTTTGTTAGAACCTGCCACAATGGCAAATGGACCGAACCTTAAAACATAAACATTAAGGTCTCCTCCTCCTCCAATATCGCAACCAAGTTTCAATGTGTACTTTCCTAATCCTCTTTCCTTATTCAATACTTCTTTCAAGGCCTCTTTAGTTATTCCGGTCCTGATGTATTGCTTGTAAATCAATTGCCTAAATCCGTTCTGGTCTATCTCGTTCTCACTCGGAAACTCGCATTCATACAATACACCAAAGAAAGGTTTCTTTCTCGCTTCTTCAATATCTTCTTCTCTAACCCTTCCTTCTTTCATCGCCTGATTATAATCAATAAAAATACAATGATACTTTCCACTATTCCAACTTTCCATAAAATGAGCATACGGATAAGTTGAGAACCAAGGATTACCAATCTTGCAATAAAAGCTCTCCTTGCTCTTTCCGATTATCATTCTGAAAATAGTTGCTTCTGTCTGGTCTTGGATTAAACATGCTTCATCAACAATAACAATCTCTGCTCCTAAACCCATAGCAGAAGCAAAACTCTTTTTGTAATTCTTCTGTTCTGCTGAAACAACAAAGATACCTCCTCCATTCCTTAATATAATTCTTTCCTTGCTACCTTCTTGTTTTAATCTTTCCAGCCTTGTATCTTTTTCAAGCTGTCCTTCAAACATATAGTTATCGGCTAAATGTTCAATGAAGTATCTCATTATAATCTTTGCCTTGTCGTTGCTTGGAGCTACTACTGAAACTAATCTACCTTCAACTGCTGTTAAAATAATACAAGCAAGGGCAACAACAAGAGACTTACCATATTGTGTTTGGCATATTATCTGAACTCTGTTTTTTTTCCTAAATATAATTGAACCGAATATGACTAATTGCCCCTCGGTTATAATTTCACCAAATCTCTTGCCCTCAACTATAAAAAGATTAGCTAACTGTTTAGCTATTATTCTTTCCCTCTCCGTTAGCTCCGGTAGGGGAGGTTTCCACATCTTCTCCTTTTCTATTTTGAACTCCGTTATCGGCATTAGGTTCTTTTCTTATTTCTTC